ACGATATCTTTATTGCGAGGCTCATTATCCATTATTATTGTTGCATTAACGAGCAACTGACGGATTGTAGGAGTATCGAAACTTGAACCAGATACAGCAATTGCATTCGGTAAGAATAAAGAATCAATTGGTCCTTCAACTACATAGATTCTTTTGGAATAATCAACCCTATCAAGACCGTAAATCTTTTCTTGAGTCTCATCTACCTTAATGGTATAATACTTAGGCTGTTCATCTCCATAGGCTCTAGCCTGAAACGCAAAACACTTTCCAGCAGGTGTAAAGAATGGAATGATCATCCTTGGATGTTCACCTTCAATGGGCTCTTGGAATTTTGGTGAGACAGAATTAGTGAATGCTTTAAACTTTGGAGCAAAGTAAAGAAGATTCCATTTGTCTCGGGGAATTTTACGTTTTGCCACGTATTGAACAGCAGGATGTTTCTCATCCATAACATCAAGACGAGATAAACCTCCAAGCACTGAGTCTTCAAGGAACTGTACTGGTTTGGATTCAGGAACGAATTGCGTTACGTCTTTGTGCGAGTTATACTTTGATGCACCAGCCTTGTATCGTTCAAGCACATACTCATCATACAGGATTGAATCAACACGTTTGATTAGATTGCCAAGATTACTACCATAACCGCAGTTGTGGCACTTGCAAAACAACTCGGTCTTTTTACGATAGATGTAACCACGTGCTTTCAATTTATTAGTTGTGCTGTCCCCGCAAACTGGACATGAATAGTTCCAGAGATAGTCTTTCTGTTGTTTGAAGTTGCGTAGACGACTGCCAACGAAAGCAGCGTATTTTTGATCAATGTATAACATAATAATCCACCAGTGTAGGGTAACAATTATACCCTACAATTCATTACAAAGCAAGTTTTATTTTAGGTATTTTGCAATTTCGTTTATATGACCAAGAAGAAAACCTAAAACTGCAGCACCGCCAATTACATACCATTTCCACTGCTCAAGAGCAGATACTCTGGCATTCATTTTTTCTAAATCTGCAACAACTTCTTTTTTGATTTCAGCATGCTGATCTTGAGAGATCTGTGCATTGGCTTGCATCTTATGTTCAAGACGTGTTTGCATATCGTCAATCTTATCAACGATCTCACGATTCGATGTTGTAATGCGAGAGTGAATCTCTTTGATGTCATGCTTCACCTCTTGAACATCTTCTTTGAGTGCATCCATTTGAGCTTCCAATTTAGCAATTCTTTCTGGCGATTCCATTTTATTTTTTATCGAATTCTTGTTGTTGATTTTTATACCACTCAATCCAAGCATCTACTTTGAATCTGCACTGATGGTAATCCGAATAGTTTTTAGTAACCACAATTAACACATCACTAAGTTTTTCAGTTTCCTTGACTTCTGTTAAGTCAGGGCATGGCATCATTAAACTTTGCGACGCAGGTGGAAACTTTTGTTTGACTGGAACTGCTGTAGTAGAGCATCCAACCAATAGAATCATAAAAATAGGTAGTAAGAGTTTCATTTCTTACCTCCAGGAACTTTTGATGCTTCGTTTAGAATACTAAGTGCTTCTGGTGCAACCTTACATCCAGAATCAATTATCTTTTCTTTCTCAACGATCTTCTCTTGAATTATAACTTGAACGTCTTTGACGACCTTCACTTTATCAATAAACTTATACTCAATCTTAGCACTAGCCTCAGCTGCTTTTTGTTCGGCAATCTTTACTTGGGCTTGCGCTTCTTCAACTTTCTCTCGCCAATACATCTCAGTATTGTATGACCCTTTTAGGTATACACCAAGTGCAAGAATCAATACGCTTACTACTTGTAGTGCTGTTCTATATGGGATTAGAGTTGGAACAAATTTGATTACGTATTTGAATAATGAAGATACTACTACGCCCACTACACCAATAAACAGTATAGCATTAACTATGAATGCTAGAAATGCTGACGGTAGGAACGCAAGTATCCACATTACTTCATCTCTACTGGCGTAGGACGACGTGTCATTTTCTGATATTTCTTAATATCTTTTTTTCTGATAACAGGCTCACGCACTGAAGCACCTGCTGTATTGTTTGCTGGTGGTCCACCTACTGGTGCTGCACCATCTTCAGAGATATACTGTAAAAAACTTTTAACTTCCATTTCTTCCTCCACTAAGATTACGCCTTCTTCCAATTTGGAAAGAATACGGATTAACTTTTCTTCCATTAAGGAAGTTGTGCGGTCTTTACTTTGATAGTATTCTTTAACTAACCAAAGACCAGCTATAAGATTCTTAATTTTAGAATCTCCACCTGGAAGTTTCAACAGAATCTTCTTCATGTTGAATACTAAGCGATGCAAATAACTATATGCATCACGCTCTTCAGAAGTCTTCAGGGTAGAAGTCTTCTTTAAATTCTTGCCATTGGCATCAATGATATTAAGTTTGAATGCTGTTGTGTCAGTGAATGGTGTCACTAACATACTAAGGATACGATAAGCGATTAAATTGTCAATAATTCTTGACATTAAATTTTCCTTAAAACAGAAATTACGGTTTCATCCAACGCAATATCAGACAGTTTAATAGAATGCTGGGTAACTTTTTCAGGCATACGTTCTAGATAAACTAAAAACGTAACCAAAGTATCCCAGCAATCTTCATCTACTTTGTAAAACAACATGTTAGTGGCAGCGTCGCCAAACACGTTATATAAAACAATAATATGATTGAGAATCAATCGTTCACGTAACTCTCCATCTTTCTTATAACGAGAAAGAAGTTTCTTAAGATACAGGAATTTCTTTAAATCTTCTTCAAATTCTTCTAGACTATGACATTGTGGATTATCATAGTGATGCATGGCATAGAGTAAAAAATTACTGTCACTTAATTTATCTTGTAACAAAACAATTAACCTTCAAATCAAAATGAGGGGAGAAAACCTCCCCTCTCATTGCTATTTATTAAGCGTCTGGATATTGGATATCGTCAGCCTGATCGCCAGTCATTGAACCCATGGCAACCAAGACTTCTTGATTGACACGACCAGCACGACCGCCAGTACCAACAGTACGACGAACCCAACCAGCGTGAGTCAAAGTAGTACCGCCAGCACCAGAACCCAATGATGCAGTTGCAGTAGCTTGATCAGCAGCAGCTTGGATTTCAAAGTACTGAGCATTGTTACCAGTGCCACTAATCATAACGATTGTGTATGGTGTATATGTTAAACCAGTACCATTACCAACAGTAGAAACAACTGCAGTGCCGTCTTCTTGAGTAACAGTGAAACCAGTTACGCTTGGTGAAGTGCCAGTTACAGCAGAAACTTCATAGATCTTACCAGCAGTGTGGCTAGTGATAGAACCAGTACCAGTGACAGTACCACCGATAACGATGTGATCACCAACTGCTAGAGTAGTTGCAGTACATGTAAATTCACCACCAGTGCCAGAGATAGCAACACCAGCAAGAGCAGTGCGACCTGCTGAAGCAAGAGCAGTAGTTGCTAGACGGAAAGTGCCTGCAGCTAAACCAAGACCAGATACGAAATACTCAGTATCATTGGATAAACCAGTGATAGCAGTACTACCACCATGGAAATACTTTACTGACTCAGCGGCAGTTAAGCCATGAGCAGTATATGCAATTTGCTCAGTGGCAATTGTTACTCCAGTAGTAGGAATAGTGCGTTTTGGTTTGGCAATAGCAACAGTTGGTGCTGAAGTGTATCCAGAACCTACGTTTGTTACAGCGATTGAACTAACTGCGCCACCAGCGATAGATGCAGTGGCTGCAGCAGAAGAACCTTCACCACCAGAGAATGTAACTGCTGGAACTTCTAGGTAACGAGTTTTGCCAGAAACAACAGCTACGTTAGTAACATTGTCTCCACCAGCTGATTCTTCAGTGCCATCAACACCGAATACGCTTGAAGATGCACCAGATACAGCTGAAGATGATGCAGATTCGTGTGCAACGAACGCTGGCTTTTCAGACAATGTATATGATTGAGCAGAACAAGTAGTAACTGTGCCGTTACCATTGTTTGTACCCATAATTACTTTGGCAACTGTGTCGCTTGTAATTGTTACGATTTGATAATCAACACCAGCTGCACGAATAGTGTTGCCGATTTTTGCTTGTGTAGTAAATGCAGTGCTTGATCCAGTAACTACGCCAGTATCAGCGATGCTAACTGTTCCGCTTGCTGTTTTACTATCTTTATTTCCCCATAGAGCCATTTGATTTCCCCTTAAATTATTTTGGTAGGTTTAGAGTGTGGGTAGCGATGCCACCGTATGATTTGCCAGAAGAAACCTTCTGATTTGCGCCAGATTTAGCGCCAGCGGGACGACCACGACCACGTTTTACCGCAGATGGTTCTGCCTTGCTTGGCTTGTCATCGTCTTCACTGTCGTATGACTTACCATAAGAACCTTTAGTATGGCGATATACACCCTCTTTATCAGATTCGTATTCTAACAGCTGTTCAACGAACTGACTGTATGTTTTCTTTTCTGCCATTAGATTTCCTTCTTCATCGAAATTAATGTCTTCTTTATTAGTTGGCATACCATTGATTGGTTTCTTTGTTGCTTTGTATGCTTTGTTCTCAGGTGTTCCTTTGATATATTTTCTATCTGGAACTGGAGCAACTGGTGCTTGTTCGTTCTGTTGCTTTGGTAGATCACGTTGGACTTTGAACTGATGAGTTTTACCAGAAGTATCTTTGATATGAACAGCTTTGCCATCGTTCTTAGTTACTTTACCAGAAACTTTATCGCCAGAGCCATGAGCATAGAAGTCAATAGTACTGCCAGTGACTTTGTGTACTGCATGAGCAGCATGGTCAGGGTGCATCAAACCATGTGACGCATATTCACGACCATTGATCATTGCTTCGTCAATAGCTTCTTCTTTGCGTAGTAGCTTGAAGTCATGGGCATCAACTTTACCATTTTTGTTCTTGTCAATCTTATGTTGATTACCCTTTAATGCTTCATTCATTTCTGAAGTCATGTAATCACATGCAGTCTGCAAGTAGTCAGTTGCAAGAGTAATCTTTGATTGAACCCACTCAGGTAAGTCTGTGTCAGGCTTCAACATATCTTTGAGATATGTAGCATGACGAATAGAAGTTTCCAACTGAGTCATAGCCATGTCACCTTCGTAACCATACTCTTGTTCGTCTTTGGCTTCTGCTACAGTTTCTTCTTTAACGCCACCAGCTTTTAACATAGCGATGCGATCACGATAACCACTGACTCCAGGTTTGATATCTTTTGCAGCTTTCTTTAGTGCAGGAGAAGCATTAGGAATATGCTTCATCGTTGTCTTTGACTGATGACTTTCTGCTTCTTCGATATTCTCTGCTTCTTCTTTAATATTGGCAGGTTTGTCTTTATAAACAGTGCCAAGGTGCTTTGCACCAGCCGATGCTAAAGAATTACGTCCACTAGAATTCATTGTATGATTAACATCATACCCACCAGATTTATGTTTATACACTTCAATACCATCTAAGTTATCACGATGTGTTTTAACTTTATCTGTGGCATGAGCAACTGCTTGATCTAGAGTTTTAAACGGAGCAGCTTCAGCTAACTCAACTTCTTCTTTCATGTCTTTCTTGGCAGCCATGTATGCAGCGATTCCCATCATACGTTTCTTCTCCTTGGTTTTACCTTTGAATTGTGGTGCGTCAGATTTCTGGAAATCTTTAATGTATGCACCTGCACCCATAGATGGGTTTAACTCTTCACGTTTGAGTTTGTCGTCTTTTTCTTGATCGACAGAACCATTGTGGAAGACGATCTCTTTGTGAGATTTCTTGCCTGCTTTGTCTAGTTTATAGTCTGCACGAGGAATTATATCAACACCCTCATTCAATTTATCCATGAATTTTTTATAGTTCATTTAGTTATCCTATGTTCTTTGCAGATGAACGTAACATCCAACCATGCTTTTCATGCGTGTCCAGTCTACCTGCAATAAAATCACATAGACCTTGCTTGTTTTCTCTTGTTCCAAGAGCGAATACTCTATTTAGGCTTGCGATGACTTTATCGTTATCCATAATTAGGGTTGCTAGCATATCACGCAGCAACACAACAAGAGTTTCGTTCTCGTCAACTGTCTTATAGCGATAGAGTTCACTTAGACTAACTGGAGTATACGCATCTAATTTGCGAATGTTCTCTGCAGTTGGGTCTGTTGAAGCATAGATGTCCTCGTAGAGTTCACCAAAGAAATCATGGTACTGAGAAAATTCAATACCCTCAATATTCCAGTGATAGCTATGAGTTTTGTAGTACATGAAGGTTTGGTTGGCCAACAATACCTTTAATGCTGTTACTAGTTCTTCCATTTTAACTTCCTACTACGTTAATGTTATCATAAACTGAGAATTCAGCAGTCTCAACTTTTGGATTCCAACCTTCTTTACGCAAACGAATAATGCAATGTCCTGGACCATCGAATGCCAAACGAATGTCTTTGTTGGCATAAACTCTATCTGCAATTCCGCTATGACCATAATCATAATAGCCAGCATTTATCAGATAGTAATGTGAATGTAAAACTGGTCCAGTTGGATTAAGAATTCTTGTGATATCTAACTGTTTGTCTTTCTTAAGACCCCACCAAATACCAGTAATATAAACTCTGGAACCAGTATAGTCAAATAAACCACCACCAGTTTCATCAGGAACAGATGTCGGTGTAACATAAACCTGAGTTGTTTTAGTCATATCATTGGTCAGACTTAAATCAACATTACCACCAGCAGATTCTGTGATATAACACTTGAAAACAATTTCAGTTTCAGTGTGTTTGATTATATGTTTGAGTGACATTAGCAGTTCCACTTTCTAAGAGCCAGTGCTTTTCTAGTTGGCTCTCCGTTAGGTTTCTTCATTGGTCCATCTACACCAGACATTCTAGCGCAGAAAGACTTACGACGATTGGCAGCTTTGCTACCAGCTTTTAATTTTGATGGTGGAGTAGTGACTGGTGCTTTAAGATTTCCACCAGATTGTCTGTTGTAGTAATCACGACCCTTTTGAGTCAAACCACCAGTAGAACTTTTATGTCCTTTAGCATCAACTGCTGCTTCTAGCAGTTCATCATCAGTGATACTTTCCAAGGTTTCCCAAATACTTTCTGAGTCCATATTATGAACCAAAGCAAGTTCTTCTACATACTCTTCAATTAGATCAAACTGGGCTTCAAATTCTTCACTGTAAGAACGACCAGACTTTTCGTCTCTACCACCAAGTGGTTTGTATGGTTCTTGCTTTTGTGGAGTAGCTGGCTTTGCTTTGGCTCTGGCAGCAGCTGCTTTCGCAGCATTCTTAGCTTTTTCTTCTGGACTAGCTTCGACCTTCTTCAGAATCTTTTGCATGTAGTCAGGGAACAAGTGATGGTCTTCATAACCTTCATTCTTTGGCACGCAGTCAGGCACCATCTTGTCGCCCTTCTTCTTCATACCAACTTGCTTGTGAGTATCCCAGCATGCTTCGTAAATTTCTTCGTCCATGTCTTCACCAAACATAGCACGATACTTTTTAGTATGCTCAGACTCTTTAGTCTTGGCAGTTGCATCTCCAGGTGCTGGCTTATACGCACGTGGGTCGCTGTCTGATAATTTGTCAGCAGCTGCAAAATGAGCAGCACGTGCTTTGGCAGTTGACTTTGAGAGACCAGCTACGTACTTCTTTGGTAAACCAGACTCTTTATCTTTTGGAACTGGATTAGTTTCTTCACTCAGAGATTTCTCATGGTGGTAATCAGCTTTCTCTGCATGCTTATCTGCTGATGCAGAACGACCCTTTGAGTCATGCCACTCTGACATAGAATCATGATGGTCTGCCATATGAGCATGAAAAGATTTCTTGTCACCTTTAGCATCAGCATCATTCGCCTTCGATAGATGCATTTCAGCTTGTGCGTGGTAATCGGTAGCTTCTTCACGCAGATCTTTGTCAGCACCGTGATAAGTTCCCTTACCTTTAGTGATGTAAGAGTTTACACGAGCCATACCCCACTGCTGTGGTGTAGTTCCTGGACGATGACCAGAGTTCCATGCAGCAACACCACGCTTGTAAACTTTACGTAATGTGCCGATTGATACACCTGTTTTTTCTGCCTTTGCTGCAAGACCAGCATCAGCTGTTTCACATATAGAGTTATTAAATTCTTTAAATGCTAACATTTGGAGTAGAACCTTGTGTGAATTTAGTATGAGTCATGCGTGCTTTCTCGATCTTACGAACACGTGGAGCCAAACGCATTGCTAAACGACCAATGACTGCTTTACGCTTTTCAATTGTTCGCTCGATTCTTTCTTTTTCTCCAACTGAAACCTTCGTTGGATCACGACCACGCAGTAGACGTGTCTTCATTAGCTTGATGGCTAAACGACGTGCACGTTTGTTAATCTTTTCTGAGCCAGAGTATGTTCTAAGAGCAATCTTAGTGGCACGTTCACGTTTTGCTGATGAACGCTTGATGCGCATCTTAGCACGCATACGTTCCATGCGAGACAAAACTTCCGTGATAGCTTGTTCGCTGAATTGTTTTTCTTCTTCAGTGTCTGGGATTTCTTCACCAGTGTCGTCATCAACGATAGCCAATTCGTCTTCGTCGTACATATCAATAACATCATCAATGTCATTGATTTCGTCAGCCATCTTATCTAAATCTTCATCAGAGATTTCTTCGCCTTCCATGTTATGATCATAGTCACCTTCATAGGCAGACAAGTCAACAACTGGAGACTTTACAGGTTGCTCAACGTCAGATTCTTCTGCAAAGAATGGATCGAACGTAGGTTCCATTGCTTTACTGTAACCATGAGTAGTTTCTTTACAAGAAGCAGAGTTGCAGATTGGACATGCTGGCATCATTGAATCAGCATCTTCTTCATCAGTTGATTCTTTAGTTAAACGATCCAAAGCACGATCAACACCAGCCTTACGTTGCTTTCCCATATCTTTCTCGATACGATTATACATGTTTGGCTTTATGCCAACTTTATCTACATGTTTCTTTGTAGCTGCGGCATAGTAATCACCAGCAAGTTTCTGAGAGATCTCATCAAGAGTATCTTCAGTAACATGCTTGGCTTTGAGTTTACGTACAATATCGTTACCCTTGTGTTCTAAAGAATTTGCTGGCTCATTAACGCCATGAGCCTGTTCTTCGAATTCTGGTGTATTCATTTTCTTCAATTTAACAAAGTCAGAATAACGTAAACGATCTTTGGCAATATTAAATTTGCTATTTTTATTTACAACTGGTGAGTCAGTAGTCACTGGAATTTGATCAGTACCATTTGGTTGAAGAACACCTTCTTTTAATTTCGAAGGTTTCAATGTAGCGTCATACTGAATACCAACTTCAGTAGCCAATGCTAACATTTTGTCAAGAATCTTAAGTGCTTCTGGATTCAATGCTTTGTTACGAATTTTACGTAGCGCAATATTGACTAACATTTCAGGATTAGCTGATGCTTCAGCATTGTCAGTACCAAGCATTGTTGCGATAATTCTAGCAACCTTAATTTTATCTGTTGGTTTGAGTGTCTTGTCTGTTAGTTCTTCTGGAAGCATACTTTCCTCTAGGTGTAATTCTTCAGCTATTGAAACATCTTGGAGCCACTTGGAAATAAGTTTACCAGATTGTTCTTTTAGCAATAAGTGATTTGATCCACGCTTAACGATTTCGTATGATTGACCATTAGCCTCAACGATATCGCCAATGTTGAAAATCTCGCCACGGAAATACTGCTCACGCAGATCATTCTTGACGAGATTGATTTGTTCTTTAATTGAGTCAAGTCCCATACCCATACGAACATCATTCATCAAACGACGTCCATCAATGTCACGCATTGTGGATGGTAAACCTTGTTTAAAGTGGGAGTAATCTCCCTTTGATGCCGCAGCACGCATCTTACTGGCAGACATACCAGTTGCATCATCGGCATCTGGATCTCGCTCACCAGCAGAGATAACTTGTACAGTGTCATAGTGGAAGTCTTTACCATTATATTTGGTAAGGATCTTCTCATATTCTGGAACACGATCGCTACCAGCAACCATGATCAGACTTTTATATTTCTTGTTTAGATTTTTTACAGCTTCGATAAAGGTACGTTCTTGTTCATTCGCTGCCACGAAGTGAGTACCTGGAAACATCAGGTTCAAATAATGAACCTTCTTGTCTACTGTGAGAGGATTCTTTTTAGAATCTTGAGTCTTCGATGCGTAGATAGCATGGTCAGCTTTATGTGTAGCTGCTAGCTTTTTGACTGCTTTAATTAGCAGTTCATGTCCCGTAGTCGGGGGATTGAACCTGCCAAAAGCAAATACTACTGTTTTGTTAGGTAGTTCCTTTAGGAACTGCGAATATTTTTTCATGAGACCCATCTATAAAATTGTAACTGTATATTATTTAGCGAATTTATTATCGCTGCCATCCCTTGATAATCTCTGGATTAAAGTTATTACGACTAAATTCCATTCTATCAACAACCTTAACAGCACCACCTGTTAAGTGATCAATAGCAACGAAACCTTCTACGCCAGCAATCTTAAATCCATTTGCGGTTTTAACAAAGGTAGAGATATGTCCTGCCTGATTCATCTTAGCGATGATTGGCATCTTGACGTCGGCAATAAGATTTGATATTTGAAAGATCTTTGCAATTTCATCTTGTGGATGTTCAGCAAAGAACTTCAGGATCTTCTTACGCTTTTCTTCTTGGGCAGACTTACCCTTTTCGGTTTTCTTTGTATCAATATCTTTCTGGAATCTATCATAGATCCAGTCGAACAATTCTTTAACGTGTTTCTTTGGATTGATCTGAACACCTGCACGAACTTTAGTATTATTGTATGTCTTAATGAGCATCAATAAGTCTTCATCTTGGTGAATGGCATTAATAGTTGCGGCAGCTGCACCATTGAATAGAGTACCAATCTCTGAGAGCATATCATTGATATTCTTAGTCTCAGCTGCAGTAAATGTAGCAGTGCCAGAATAGTCTTTGTAGTTGGCATCGTCCATCCAAACAGATGGAATCTTTTTCATATGTTGAACAATTGATTGTCCAAACGATGCTTTCATAGTCTCGAAGGATTCACCTGAGTAGGTGGTGTGCCACACCACTCCCAATTTGGCACGTCTAATTGTAGTGCCGAGTGCGCTGTCGTATGGAACAGCATAGACGATAGTGTTAGGATGGAAAGTTGTATAAGTTTCGCCATTGATAACTTCTTTCTTGATATCATCGTGAGTAAACATAAGGTCGCCTTGATAAACACCTTTGGTGATACCAAGTTTCTTAAATTCAGATAATGCGAGTTTTAATTTCTCAGCTAAATCACCAGAAGTATCAGCGTCAACTTCAGCTGAGGTTTTATAAACCTTTGGTTCTTTATTGAACACACCCTTCTTGGCTACGAAGAATTTTCCATCACGTGGATCGATACCAGCAAAGATGGCTGGAGCACCATCCCACTTCACAGTTGCAGTAATTTTACTGCCCGTATGACCAGCGAGCATGTCACGCAGATCACGAAGGAAGTTGATTGCCTTTCGAGTACCTTCTACACCTTCATTGAAAATGAGGTCTTCCAAATGTTCCATGTGAACATTTTTTTCTTCTTTAATAAACTCTTTTAATTTCAGCATCTTTATACTCTTATTATACCCTAAATCGTTGTAAAAGTAAACAATAACCCCACAGATGTGAGGGGATTATTCCCTTTATAAATCAACAACTTACCATGGGTCTCCAGATAATTTGACGGAAGAAGCCATCTTTTCCGACTCGAACTTGAAACGGATCTTCATAATCTTCTTTTCACCAGCTTTAACACCGATGGATTCGTTTCCGACTTTCTCTAGTGTAATTTTATACTTAGACAGAGCATCCAACTTTTCGTTCTTAGTTGGATCCATTGATACTGCTTTGTATGGTTCTTTGTTACCTTGACCAGTTACTTTGATGTATGGTGGCTTGACAATATCAGCATCCATCCAATCAGTTAGCAAGTATTTAATTAACTCTGGTTGTTTGAACTTTAACAAACGAACCATAAGTTCATCACGCATGGCTGCTAAAATTTGCACACCAATTGCCTCAGTCTGCTGTTTAATACCAGCATTGGCACGAATATACGCTTTACGTTTCTCTGCAGAATCGGGTAAGCTAAACTTCTTGATAGTTTGTTTTAGTTGGTTGTCATATTCTTCAGCCAACTTGATGTTTAGATTTCTATCGATGGTGCCAAGTCCTGGATTCTTAAATCCAATATCACCACTGCCTTGTGTAGCTTTGGCTGAAAGACCAAGGAATCCATCACATGGTCCACTTGTAAATTCAACTAAAATGTCTGTTGGGTTTTTCTTTTGATCAACAGGATAGCCGACTGCACCAGACATACTTCCTGGACGAGCAGTCCACCAAACTTGCTTCACTGTACCACTGTACTTGTTAGCCTTAGCCCATTTTTTAAATTCTTCAGCCATAACTTTGGCTTTGCCAATGGCATCTGCCACTTCATCTGCGGTTGCTTGTTTGGCACGCATATTGAATTGGTTCTTGGCTTCATTGTCAAACCACTTTTCTCCATTGAGAAAGTATCCTGTTTGGATTTCGTTGATGTCTGATAATATAGTATTGGCTGTCATTGGGCTTCCTAAAGAGATTATTATACTATTTATTTGCGTTTGGAGGCACGAATAACTCTATCATATTTGCGATCCCACTTAATTATTTGCTGTATAATCTTGTGTACAGCTACGTTATTTTTATAGTCGTAGTTGAAGGTCTTTAGGAAGTAGTGTAGAGTTTTGGAATCACGATGCTTAGTTGCACGTTTAATGAGTTGTTCTGTGGTATAGTCTGGTCTAAAGACTTTATAGTCTAATAGAACACAATGCGCATATGCTTGAATCTCATCGAACTCTGATAGATACTTGCGCTCTTTATCTACCTTAGCATGACCAATTTTCTTATAAGGAACAACGTAATTGCTCCACTCATCATATCTTCTGTCAAACTGCATGAAGTGTATTAGCTCATGCATATGAACCTGAATTACTTTATACTTAAATCTCTGCCATGAGACATCAGTAAAGTTAAAGTTATCGTAATAATGAGTGTGGATTTGTATGACGCATTGGCGATCTTCGGGAGAGTATTCTCCACCAACACAGACGTAGTTGTCAAACATCTTAGCGTTTGACTTTTCTTGAAACCATTCTATTCTAGTGCGCCACTTCTTAAAGTAGTTAGTAAGACCGACCGAATCATTGCGATATCGATCTAGGTCTTTCCACACTTTTGCTGGAATGTACTTAGCCCTAAATGGACGCTCATGAAAATTGAGTAGATCCATCCAGTCGAAGGTTGCTCTTTCCAGGAAATACATTCATATCCCAGAAAATCCTCACATTTAGGCTAAGTGCTGATTCATAAATGCAAGAACTTTCCCTTGCTCCTCTAAGTTGGTGTTTACAAACTCAGTAATATAGGGCATCAACTCGAAATTAGAGAGGATGTTACTATATTTAGTTGCCCTACCTTTTAGGAAAGTCTCGGATTGGTCGGAACCACGATCTGCATAACGCTGTTTAAGCATAGCATCTGGAACCTTCAAGTATATTACCTGAAGATCCGTATTCTCAAGACGCATTGAGAACTCTAGGAAGGACTGATTGAAGATTCTATCACCTTCGAATAGGATATTTGAGTTGGTTTCCTTAACGAACTCTTGAGCCACTGGCTGGACTGCCATAGACAAACGATCTGTACCAGCGAAGGTTTCTCCATCTTCATACTTACCGAGGATGTAAAGATCAAGTGCCTTACAATAGAGTGCAGGGAGCATCTTCTTGGGCTCTACCTTCTCCCACTCATGCGCTTCCATAAACTTACGGAACAGAGTAGTCTTACCAGTTCCTGGCTGACCACCTACAGCAAGAAACTTACGTTTCTTGACATCACCTTTAATGAGTTGGATAGAAATAGTATCTGCCACTCCAAACTTATCATGCATTTCGTGCTTCCTCAATCAATTGAATCAATTCTTCTTTAGTGAAAACATAAACCCTACCATAGAAGTGGTGTGTATCTTCATCAGGTAATTTCTTCTTCGTGAATGTCATTTTGTTAATGACTTCTCTGGTAGCTTTCTTAGCAATATTTTCTTTAATATGATCTGCATAGTCTGGTTGAACTTCTTTTAGTTTCAACATTTCCATTTCTGAAACTTTATGATCAACTACAATGAGATTCATATCTCTTCTATCAAGAAGATCGTGTACTGAAGTTGTATTGATACTAATTGTTGGTCCACTAGTAGCAGTAGTATAAGTACTTCCCATTGTAATCCCACTAGTGATACCAGAAGAAGTAATAGTAATCAAATCCTGCGCTGGTGTGGTAATAGTATTACCCATATTAATGTCGCTCATACAAATGCCTCCAATCCTAAAAGTTGTGGTTGTTCATCATCAAACATCCAGTCTAAGTTTTCTATTCTACCTGATCTAATAAAATTAGGAAACTTTTCTTTATCAATACCACGTTCATGATCTAAACGTAAATCAATAGTTTCATTTCTTGCTTGCCATAAAACATTCCAATCAATACCATACCATCCATCTGATTCGCATTGTTGGATTTCTTCACATTGACGATCTAGGTAGTAACCCAAATAGCGTCCATGTTTATCACGGAAGATCTTCTTGAATGAACACAAGCAAGTTTCCATTGTAAAGAAGTCTACTTGACTTGCCACTTCTGGGAATCTATGTCGTACTTCTTCAAGAATACTCCTGCCATTTGCCTCAAGTCGTTGATACTCCAATGTAGTGAGTTTTCGATCCACATCGTCTTCTTGTCCAAGGGCATAAAGTAATCCATTACGATGAGAACGAGAGCCATCATAATCGTCCAGCATAAGACTAGTGGGCTCAATAACAATACCAGCAGTGTGCTTAAGATGTTGCATATAGAACCAAGTACTATAACGACCAAATTTATGCAGGCTTCCTTTAAGAGTTGCCCACAAATTTGTAAAGTTTTCATGTTCGTTGTCTCCATAATAACTCTCTAGTTTCTCACGTTGTGATTTACCATCAATGAACTCTTGATAAGAAGCAAACATCGAAGGTAAGTGCCCCTTGTTCCACTTTGTATCAGTTTGATAACGAAGTCGTTTGTAGTTGGCAGTGTTCCATTGGGTAATTCGATCTACTGTTGCTAACTCAAAGTCTGGGAATTCATTCATGAGAACCCAAGAAGTTGGAAGGTAGTAAGTATTACCGTAAAGCCATGCTAACCATAAACGCTGTTCATCATTATGTTCATATCGTTTGTTTAGATAGTTGGTAGCCCATACCGCTGGATCACAGTCATCATACTTCATTGACCATGCGTACCAGCGAATGAATGCTTCACGTCTGTTTTCTGCTAATCTATAATCCATTACACTTTAACTTTGGTTTGTTTCTTGAACGAATTCAATACTACATATTTAATTTTACAGTTGGGATGTACACGCATCATAGCCTTCTTCAATTTAGTTTCTGAATCTGTCCAGCGTTCATAGTCACCAATACCTGCATGGTGAGTAACAATAATACCTTTCCAAACATCCATCTCACCAGTCTTATTAAGAATCGCACCCAATCCAGCATTATAAATCGAACCTGACGTAACACTAATCACTGCCATCTCTGGATCCATATCAGTAATCTGACGAATTATAGAATCTAAGTCTGGTTTAGAATAAGTTTGGAAGTTCAATTCAGCATGGGCAGCATCAGTCTTAATACGTTCAATAGCTGACTTCAAGTTAGCTGAGATTTGGCTTTTAGTCCATTGTGGATACAGAATCTCTTCACACGTAGTTTTAAACTTATCGCTAGTCAACAGCTGGAAGTTTTCATCTTGATCTTTTAGATTGCGAGAATAAAGATTAATGATGGCACGTTGGCAGTCTTGACTGCTATTTGGTTTTTTGATTTTGGGATTGTGGTTTGCAATGATACCAAAATGGTCAATGTTCGATTGTTTGTCCAAGAATTCGCTACTGTTAATAAAGATAACAGGTGCACTTGGCCAACCAGCTTCAGCAACTGCACGTGACGTATGGTTACCATCAACAATAGTACGAGTACCATCTTTACTAACGCACACGATGATTGGAGAAATATTCTTACGTGCTTCTACAGGATCGTGTTTCATACGCTCAGCAATGTCATGAACGTGATTTTGATCAATCATAATCAAGCGAACTTGGTTCTGCGCATATCCAGCAATCTCTGTGGTAGAGGTTTCATACACTTGGTACTTACCTTCTTTGACAGCTTCCCAAATATCATCAACAACATCACTATCAACTAGATTGAAAATGTCTGGATCTTCTTCAACTGGATCAATTCCATTAATCCAGTCAATACCGACTTTAGCTTCTACATCAGTAATTGTGGTGTAGTCAAGAATTCCTGCACCACCACCATTTGATTTGTTATAAAATTTATCACTGCGACGTGCGTCAGCATGCTTCAGAAGTTTGCGCTCATGAGTAATAGCTTCTGATACTGTGCCACGAAAAAGAATAGAACGATGAAGTTCACCCATACCCCATGCTTGCTTCAATTCAGGATCAACTGATGAAAAGATATAACCATCATTTACATCTGAGTTTTTACGAAACCCGATATACTTTTTACCGTTTTTTTGATTTCGATATCCATAAACAAATGCTTCAAAAGACATGACAAAATTCTCCATAATATAATACTATTATACTACAAAAATGAATTTAAGTCAACACTTTCTTGCACCTTATAAGACGATGCTAGGCTTCCCTTCCGACCTGAAAATAATGCCTTACGAATTGTAGGGTCATTTTCATCGTAGATTCCATCCTCTAGTAGACCATTTATCTTGAAGATGCTTAGGGAACAACCTGATTTCTGTTTGCCCCAAAAAGTAAAACTTAAGGATTCGTAAAAGGGTACTGCAGGTGCCTCGGCAGATACTCTGAAATAAACCGCACCTCGCCCCACTATATCGGTGTAGGAGCGCAGAGTGAGTTCTTTGGCTACACCTTTACGTCTATGCTTGTTAAATGTATGTAGCAATTGTAGGTTAGCAACCTTAGGCTCAGTACGACTAAGAGTAGTAATAATTGCACCCATGAGTTCACCATCATCGTTAAAAGCACCAAGACATTCATCCCACTGCTCTTGCATATCTGCTTTGGCTCTGAATGTCTTGGCGAAACCATCGGCTTTGTCGTCAGTGATTGCTGCGACAAATTCGTCTCTAGTGCATTTACGCAACTGCAAGGTATTCACGTTGTTTGTTGCCACGTTCTTTATCCCACTTTGTCTTTTCCCATCCAACATACTCATTAAGATCCCAAACGAATGGTGGGAACTTGTAGTTGTCTGCAGCTAGAATTTCTTTAACACTTGGTCCATCGTTTAGCGCAGCATCAATAAACTTCTCTGCAAAACGGAACTGTGATTCAATCTCGTCACGTTTAGTTGACGAACGGAAACAACGGAACTCGATTGTACCTGTATGTTTCATGCAGTAAGTATTGATTGCGTAGCGGAATGGACGACCCATTGATACACCATCTTTGCCAGCAGCATGTAACTTGATAAAGTGTTCAAAATCTGTTGCTAGATTGATGATATTATCACACATGTATTCTGGCATTTCTCGTCCACCATCATACTTGAGATACATCTTAGCACCCTTGGAACCTTTCATCTGTCCAGTTTCATAGAAACCATAACATGACTCAATGGTGTCTGTTTGATTGGCTTTGATATAAGCAACTAACTTCTTCAATGAAGCCACATCATCTTTAAGACCTGGAACGAACACGTGAAGGTGACCATGATTGACGCATGATGCAGAAGGTTGATTGCCGTTATCAACAAAGAACTGATGCAGTTCCATTACACGATCTACTTGTTCTTGCCAAGTAGCAGTTGGCTTGGTATTAATCTCTCCACCCATGTAAGGTTCAGTGCCCATGGGATCGCAAGCAACATACTTGAATGGTTCATGAATGTTTACAATATCAGTTTCAGCAAATTCCCATTTACCAAGATGCTCAGGTAGAGTCAAACGACGATCTACATCACCCCACTCAATCTCATAACCCCATGTAAACTTATCAGATGCGTACTGTTTCATATTCTATCCCCTGCAAATCTTTATTAATAATATCAACTCTTTCCATGTTCATTGATAGGTAACCATCAACTGTCATGTACATATTCATAGGAACTTCAACTGGTATATCAAGACCTGCACGTTTGGCAATGTCTTTAGTAGAAGTAATTATACAACCATTATCAAATAAAGTAAAATAAATCGGACGTTTACCATTGCGGTAGAAACGAACTTTCTTGTCGAGTGAAAGTTCGCATACACCCATTGACATGTTAGAATATTCTCTCAATGGATCTTTAGAGTGAAGAACTAACTCGCTATCGTTTTTAGTCATGCAGTCATAACCATACAAGTCTTTCCATTTCTCTGGCGACTCTTGAGAGATGACGCCATTGTGAACAATACTTTTAGTATCATCTGCCATGGGTTGATTATATTCTAAGTCACTGGTGCTATATCTGCAATGCCCAATGAGGTAAAGATTACCATCCTCATTGATCATCTCTTCTAAATTGTCCAAATGATTAAACTTGTCTGCAGGAACTGATTCTTTAAATGTAACAATTTTATTGTTTAGAACAATAGAAATCCCAGTAGCATGCATACCACGAATCTTAGACTCATGGAAAACTCTGCGTAGGGTTTCAAAATCATCCTTAGTTGGTGATTGAATTACAGCACCAATTACGCTACACATCAGAAGAATCCTTCAAGTGAAGATGCTTTCTCAGCTTCTGGGTGATACTTTATTAGAGTTTCACGACCAAGTTTCTTTTCGCAGTATTCATACCACTCATCAGATGCCCACATGGAAGCTGATACACCATTCCAAAGATGACGCCACTCTGGATGTTCTTTGTTTAGTCTGCGTGACTCTACAAAGTTAAAACGGCATTCTTCATACTCTTTGCTACCCAACTCAAGCATCTTCTCACGGAAGTAAACTACCAATGAGATGCGCTCAGATCCTTCTTCGCAAACGATAGGTGTATTGCCATGCATAACTTCGTGGTTGTTAATCAGAAGCAAGTCTCCTGGACGTACATTAACTGCAATGCGATACTCGGGTGCGATTAAATAACCACCTGAATACTTACCATCATTGGAAAGTGTCAACAGATTAGACAAACCTTCATTCAAGTCACCAGCATCATAGTGAGCAGCAGTGCGGAATGTTTTGTTCACAGTCACTGTTGTAAATGGAGTTCCTGGAACCAAGAATGATTGATCCAATTTCTTGGCAGCTTCCATCTGATTGTTGTAACGCCATGGAAGAAGATCCTTAAATCCTTGAGCAAGTTGCTGTAGGAATGGGAATGCCATGGCAAACTTCTCTGGATTCTTAGCAGTATAAGCTGTTGCACGACCATAAGGAATACGTGGGTAACGATCAAACCATCCAGCAATACCAGAGTTTACTGAGTTGGCATATGTAGTTGCGCAGATTAGATCTTCAGCAACGTGAATAGCTTCTTTCTTTGCATCATCTTGTGGGAGTTTACGAGCATGCTCAATCCATTCTTCGAAGTTGAACTTCTCTTTCTTTACACGATCAATAGACCATACACGTGCACGATTAGATACTTCTGGTTTCTTACCAGCATACTTCTTACGAATCTCTTCAATTGGATCTTCTCCAAAAAGATTCTCAGATGGCTTCAAGAAATAGTCAACAATGTCATACTCATACTCAGTAACCCACTCACGATTACCTAGCTTCTCACCACGTGGTCCAGCTGCAAGACCACGATTCTGCGTTTCAATTGCAGCTTCTCTTAGACCAGCGTATGCTGCGTCTTGTTGTTCTTTAGTGAAGTAGTTTTTGCGGAACTTGAAAACAATCTTGCGCTCATCCAAACCAGTTTCACATGTGCTGCAGTCTCGGTCGCAACCTGCTTGATTGCCAAGATCGCAATCTGGTGGAGCATAAACATCACAATCTTCTTCAACCAATAAGTCATAGTGACTCTCATCAACAAACTGACCAAGTAGGTGTTGACAATCATGTTTTCTATCTGCTACAATAACTTTTACCATTTTATTCTCCTTAGAACTTGAATCCATTAAAACCTTCACTACTATGTATACGTTTGCCAAAGTCTGATTTATCAAACATTGGTTTATCATCATCTTTCATATGACCAGCATCGGACAAACCAGCTTGCGCAGAAATCTCTACGTCATACAGTTTCATCTTCGATCGATCAACTCCAATGATAAAACGCTTGTAGTAATTTGGATCATTATAACGATTCTTAAGTTGCTTCACAATAATTTGATTCAACTGCTCTAGTTCTTCATTACTTACCAACGCAAACATAAAGTCGGCAGTGGCTGGTAATCCAAACGATTCAGAAGTATCTTCAAGACCTGGATCTGAATTAGTGAATCCAGATCGAGTAGTTTGCGTGGCTGATACAATGGGAACATTATATTCAACTGCAAGACCACGGAGTTCTTCAGCAATTGCCTTAATATATGTATAAGAGTTAATCGAACCACCTTGCTTCATTCGTTGGCTTGAACAAATATTAAGATAGTCAATCATAACAATATCAGGTTTGAATTCACGTTTTAGTTTTAACTCTTCAAGCAAGGCACGAAAGTGACCTGCATGGGCAGATGCCGTTGGATACTCTTTGACAATCAAGTGTCCTTGAGTTTTTTTGGCAATCTTATCAATACGACTCTCATAGATGTCACGATCGACAACCTTCAATTCATCCATAGTAAGATTCAATAAGTTTGCATCAATACGTTCAGCGATACGTTCTTCTGCCATTTCCATGGTAATGTAAAGAACATTACGACCAGCAGACAGCGCACCAGCTGCAACGTGACACATAAACAAAGACTTACCAACACCAGTACCAGCCAGACAGATGTTTAGTGTTTTCTTTGACAAACCACCTTTAGTGATTTTGTTGAACATGTCCAAATCGAATGGAACTTTCTCTTCAACTCTGTGATAATAATCATAACGAGAAGAAGCATCTTCAATGTAATCATGACCAACATGGTTATCAAAACATACGGAAAGAGCATCAGAAAGGATAGAAGGAATGGCGTCTTGTTGTAGAGTCTTGTCACGTCCATCGATGATTTTAATTGAATTTAAAATTGCATTATAGACTGCACGATCTTTACAGAACTTCTCTGTTTGACCGATTAGCCATTCTTGGTTTGGTTCTGCTTTGTCAAATAACCTGACCAGTTCCTGCATCTCAGGAATTTCTTTATCAGTAAATCCTTTTAGATTACCAATTTCAATCTGAATTACTTCAGGTGAAGCTGGCTTGTTATAATCTTCAAAGAACTTAATCAGCAATGAGACTATTGCTGCCTCTTTACGATCACCAAAGTAATCTCTCTTCAAGTGTGGGACTACCTTGCGGCAATACTCTTCACTGTGAATCAGGTTCGATAATATCGCCTGTTCAATTCTCATTATAAATCTTTCTGATAATTTTCTGCAAATCTAAACCACATACCTAGATATTCTTCAACAGCAAGTTCTAAACCTTCCTGTGAAATATTATCAGGGATTTTCTCTACTTCATATTCATATGTTACAGAATCATCTTTATCGTGATGTTTAACATTAGTATAAATTACATTTATACCATCTAGAATTCCTGCACAAGGAAGTAATTTAATAGTACCTTTGCCGTCACTGATAAGTGGGTATATATTTTCATATCTCAATAAAAGTGATTTATCCATCTAAACCTCCAATATAACTTAAATTATTTTCTTCAAGACCTTCATGGATAAGTTGCTGAAGAAGATCACCAAGATACTTTTCAAAAGGTTTTAGATCTGTGAAATCTTTACCAGCTTTGTCATGAATCTCATACTCAAATTTTAATCTAAGAGTATCATTGGCATCGTCTTCCTCAAACTCAACCTTACCGTAAGAAATAATTATACCTGAAAATGGGTCATCAAGCAACTTTATTGCGTCATAACCTGTATGTTTATTTTCTACGACAACATATTTAAACATCGGTATCAATCTCCGCTAGTTCAGCTGCAATGTCCTCATCTTTAAGAATATCGCCAGAAGAAACTTGGTACTTACTTTTTACAAAATCAATAAAAGATTGTTGTTTAAGAATTGGCATCCAAAACTCTTTTGTATCAGTATCTTTAATACGATACTTTTTATCTTCCATCTCACCTGTTTCTTTATCTACTTTTTGATACCAACCATTGGAAGGTTTGATGACATGTCCAGATTCAAGCGCAATGTCAAGTAAACCAGACCAACGACTAATGCCACCATCAAAAGATACGCTAACAGGAATCTTAGATTTTTCTTTAACATAACGACTTTTCTCTACGTTAATAATGAAGTTATATCCAATTACTTCAGTGCCTTCTTTTTCTTGTTGACGTCCAAGAATAAAGATGTTGTCGGCAGAGTAATATGAACCAGTACCACCACCAACGATATCTTTCGGATACAAACCGATCTCTTTGTATGTGTGATTGACAACTACACAAGGGATATCTTTCATGGTCAAGTGCGGTGTAACCATACGCCATAAAGACTTCATCTGTTTGGCACGACTCATATCAGCAACAGACTTACCATCCATGGCATCTTCAACTTCTTTCTTAGAAGCCAAGTTACCAATAGAGTCAACTAGAATTATTACGTGCTCACCACGTTCAATCTGATTGATCTGCTGCATGATATCAAACTTCAATTGCTCAACATCAGTAATGGGAGTATGGATAACACGCTTGGTGTCAATTCCGAATGAATCAAAATAAGACTGAGGAGTACCAAACTCAGAATCATAAAACAATACAACGCCATCTTCATACTTGTCAAGATATGCCTTTGCCATCAATAGACTGAATGCAGTCTTAAAGTGTTTTGATGGACCAGCCCACATTGTGAGTCCTGGAGTCAATCCACCATCTAAACGACCAGACAATGCCACGTTAATGACAGGAATGGAAGTTTGAATCATGTCCTTCTTTTGGAAGAACTTAGAATTAGAAAGGACAGATGTGTCCTTGATTGTAGAATTCTTACGTAGTTTTTCTAGTACACTCATTTAATCTCCAATAAATTCAAGTAGTTTTTTCTCGTCTGCCATACCAGTCATACGATCAATCTCAGTTCCGTCATCATCAGCTAGAATCAGTACTGGTACACCACGGATGTTATATTTCTTAACAGCATCCATATTCTCATCAATGTCAATCTCTTCAATAGGAATGCTAATTTTATCTTTAGCTCCATTGATAACCATAGACAATCCCTTGCATGGTCCGCACCAAGATGCGTAAAATTTTAACAGTTTCATTTATTCTCCAACAGTTATATCTTATTATACATTAGTTCTCATTGCAAGTCAAATGTATTTCGGGTTCTTTACATCAAACACAAATGTAATTCTTACTACATCTCCAAGGTTTTCTGTTCCATGTGGAAGTTTATTGTTGAACCAAAGTAATGTTCCTGGCTCAACATCATAATACTCATCACCTACAAAGTATCTATATCTTCCTTGAATGGATAGATGATAACGATCTCTCGATTGATAGTAGGTTCCAATGTCAATATGTTTACCAACAGTTCCACCAACTGGAAGTGATAGAAATCCACAACGACTAACTGTGCGGAAATAACTACCAAGGATTTTTAAAATCTCAGTATGACGATCCATTGCTGGTGTTGGAATACAAATTTCTGTATCTCCAACATACTGTCCTTGTTCTTCAATACCACCCATTACAAGTTGTAAAACACCAGCTTCTATTTTTGGAAACCCATGTTCTGTAACTAGATCAGAAACACCTTCAATGTTTTTCTGAGCACCCCAGTCTTCAGGATACTTTTTAAGTTGTTCAAGAACTTTTGAGACATCTATGCCTGTCTCTAGCACTTTAATATTATCCAAAGAAATCCTCCAATGAACTTTGTTCTTCAGTCTTCCAACCCAGCGGTTCAATAACTGTTTGAAGCGCATCGAGGAAAACTTTCTCGAACTGTAAATCGTAATCTACATAACTATGTATGCCGAATTCTTTAGGCAGTTCTTGGGGGAATGCAATAACATCTTCTTGAAATGGATTGGGCTTCTTGACATAAACGAACTTGATCTTGTCACCATCTTTAATTGCTTGATATTTCTTCTCAAGACCCAAACGCTTACAGTGGTGATTGAACAACAGAGAACCACGAACATGAATCGGTGTACCCTTAGTATAGATTGGTGAACCTTTGTAAGTGTTCATACCATTAACACCACGTGGGAATGCAATCTCTTCAACAGGTAATTGATTAAACTCTTTACGGAACTCTCCAACGAACTTGTGTAAATTCTCTTGACTACCTTCAAGGATAACCATGATGAATTCTTTCAGCTTGCTGCGAATGACTGCTGGTGTCGATGACTTAACCATCTCAAGACCCATAACCTTCAACTTAGGTTTGGCAAACTGAACACCCTCTGAGTTGTGCACATTAAGAATGTATCGCTTCTTGGCAGTCCAGATGGCTTTGTCGGCTAGAACCTCTCGCTTCATGACCATCTTTTGCGAATACGCATTCATATACTTTGCCAACTCTTGATAACCTGTATCAATGAATGGCTGCAGAACTTCCTCACAAATCTTATCCATGGTCTTGATTTTCTGTTCGGTAGTTTTACCCACGCAAACACGTTCAATCAATACCTCAAGTGTAAGATAAATCGAGTCAGTATCAATGGCAACAACATAATCAACGTCAGTAGTCTTTAGCGTCTTGTTCATAAAGACATTCAACTTGTTAGCCATCCAACGAATGGACAACTGACCAGAAGTTGTAATACCCTCAGCCATACGGATATCAAAGTATCGGAAATACTGATTACCCATGGCACCATAGGCAGAGTTCAATGCAATCTTCATAGCCATCTGAAGGTTATTCAGTCGGCTAATTTCCTTCAATAAACTAACTTTGGTTTTATCATTCTGATACTCTTGTTCAATGGCAAGCATTTGTTTCTTGAACTTGGAACGATCCTTGTACATCTTTTCCATTAGCTCAGGCATGAACCCTTTTACATCTTTACGATAACACCAACCATTTGCAGTCATCGATAAGTCACGACGATGCGCATAGCTAGTATCAACTTCTTGTGTCAAAAGTTTCTCGACATTGCATGGAATCTTTTCAGAAGTCAATGTTTCTGGACTGATGTTATACTGCATGATCAAGTGAGGATACAGAGAGTTCAAGTCAAACGAGGCAAGCCATTTATGTTGACCAACAATTGGATCTTTAACATACGCACCCTCAAACTGCTCTGCCTTAGAAGAGAAACCCTTTGCTGGAATTACAATCTTACGCTCACGCAGGTGATTATAAATGATGGCATCCCACATACGTACTTGCGAGAATACATCTTCATAATTGATCTTAGCATTATATGCCATGGTCAAACACAACTCAATGAGACGCATCTTATCTTCCATGCGGTCGACAAGTTCAACGTCTTGAATGTTATACTCAACAAACTCCTGCCAATGATTCGTATAGAAGTCTTTGAAAGATTCTCCTGGATTCTCTTTCTTCTTATCACCCAACTCTTGCTCAGCAATGTAGTCAAGACGATATGACTCTTGCTTTGAGTATGTGAACTTCTTGTAGAGTTGTAGATAATCTAGCTGACTAATACCATGAATGTCATAGTGGATTTCTTCGTTGCCTTTAATGAACGTCTTGCGCTCATTGATAACTCCCCAAGGACTCATCTTGTTGGCGAATGTATCACCCAACTCACGTTGAATGCGTCGCACCAAATATGGCATGTCAAAGAAGTCAGTGTTCCAACCAGTAATGATATCAGGGTAGTTGCCTTGCCACCAGATCATGAACTCTTTAAGAAGATGTTGTTCGTTGTTGCAGTGTTTGTATACTACATTATCACGATTGTGAACGAACGCACGTGAGCCGAATGTCACGATTTGTTTGGAAGCCAGATCCTTGACAGTGATCAATAGAACTTCTTCATTGGCAGCTTTGATATCTGGAAACCCATACTCAGTGGCAGTCTCAATGTCAATGGTGCAGACTTTAATCTGTTCCATATCAAAGCGAACATCATAGTCATAATTGTCACTGATATATTGACACACGTAATTGGTATTACCATAAATGTCAAAACCCTGCACTTCTTCGTAACGCTTAACAAACTCACGTGTGTCTTTAATCAGTCCAGGTTTCATCTCATCAACAATGGCACCATCCAATGTACGCCACTCGCTATCTTCTTTCTTGGAGTTGACGTAAAGAGTTGGGTAGTAGTCAAGTTTGTGTGAGAATGGCTTTCCGTTTTCATACCCACGGACAAGCATACGATTGCCGTAAGGGAAGACGTTTGTGTAAAATTGCATTAAACTTGTTTTCCGTACATTAGTTGCATCGCATCCAGAGCACAATCATGCACTGGGTGATGTTTAATTACTTCGTGGCGTTTGAAATCAGGATGCACCACGTCAGTATATCCATTGGATGTTCCGTAAAGCATATCAACTGCAGTTCGTACATCTCTCCACATATTATAGTCTGTGATAGAATGCATGTCAAGTTTCTTGGCGAGTGAATCAATTGCCATCTGATCCAGAGAACCTCGTGCCCACATAGTTTGTTGGGATGGGTTTTTAAACTGGTTCATGTAATTATGCAATCTGACGATAGCTTCTTCAGAAAGTAAGTCATCACTACTCACATCAAATGATACACTTCTTGTGTAAGAATGTTGATTCTTCCACCACTCCAATGTGCCAAGATCTATGGTACGCTTCAGTCTTTCAATCTGATCTTTGGCATTTAATTTAACAAAGCAAGCATTATCTAGCAGATTCTGATAGGTAGGTTTTTCAGATGGCTCAAAATGTATTAATGCTGCCGATAAAACGACAGCATTAGACTCAACACCTAGTGTCTCTATGTCAAAGATAAACATTAATAGTCCCTTTTATATCCATGTTCAGTTACAAAGACTTCAAGTTTTCTTGCATCATCCCATGTTTTACAATAGTCATTATCGACATCACACAATTTAAGAATTTCTTCCTGAGTAACTTCACGTGAACTAGTAATAACTTCACCAAGCCACTTTTGAGAAAACTCTTTCATCTCTTCCATAGTAACAGTATCTTCTGCCCAAGTGATAGCTGTGCACGGATACTCACCATCATTATGTGTGTCAGGAACTTCAATTACATATCGCTCACGAAATTGAGAAATTGTTTCAACCAATACAAACTTACTCATAATTCAACTCCATAAAATTAGTTTCTTCAGGTAGAATCTCAATAGTGATTCCATTCTTTGTAGCTGTGCCAATCATGTTGTTGAGCACAGAAGACCCATACATGTTAGAACCATATGCGTCTTTATGGCATTGGTATACTGAACCAGAACTACCCTCGAATGAATATACATTTTCATCCAGAGTTACCTTCGTAACTCCACTGTTTAGTTTCCAAGAATCTGAACCTGCCCATCCACCATACCAAGTGGCGAATATTTTATACACACATGGAAATTTATCACTGGAGATTTTTACCATCAGCCATTTGTCTGGAACATATTCAGACATTGTAATTTCCTTTGGACACTTGATACATTGTTTCGTGTTTATCACAAAGAGTGCGAATCCATCCACCACTGCGACGCTGTCCACGATCACCACAAGTCTCGCAACTAATACCTGCCCATGATTCTGCCATGCGCACCATACCACTAATTTCGGCATCTCCACCATCATAGTAGAAACGTAGTCCACCAAACTTCTCTTTAATTTGACGGACAACTACTTGTGGAACAACTTCGGTTTCTTTGTTCTTCCAATCTAGATGATGTTGAATGTTAGCGCAAAGACGTTCAATGATTACCCACCATCCTTCACTGATGGCAAAACCACCATATGGTTCAGAAAACATCTTTGGATATTCAGCTTCCATTCGTTTTTCAAACGCTTCGTATTCTGCTTCATTATACATTTTTAGTTCCACTAAAGTGATGACGACGATCGTATTTAATACCAAGTGCCCTGTGCGTAAGTTTATCACGCAGCATATCAGGTACTGATACGTACGGATACTCTAGAACAAATGGACACCCACCAACCCATCGATGATTGGCAAAGAACCCTCTTGCTGCAGCAATATCTTTTTTATTGCTAAGATCAAAATAGCGTTTCGGTCTTACAAGTGTCTCTAAAATCATTTGATATCCTCACTAGAATCTGCAACTTCTTTATCATTACGAATTTCAACAAAGATGGGTAAGAACAAACTTTCTTCTCCCAACTTATTCTTTATTCTCATATTATACTTCACAGCAACGATCTTGTCAAGTATTTCTTCACCAAGATTCTTGCGATGTTCATCATTGAATCCAGAACCAACACGAACCTTTATAACTCCATCTGCAGATTCGCAAAGAATTGCACCAAGCATACCTGCATATTTGCCGTTACCTTCTTCAAGCCCAACAATTTTAAGGTCGCATTCCATCTCACCTTTGAATTTGATCTGATGCTTTGCACGTTTGTCTTCCCATGCACCATTCTTATCTTTCAGAATGATACCTTCTTGTCCAGTTGACAACAGATACTCAAAAAGAATTTGTGCCTTTTCCAAGTCATCAATTTCCCACGAGTCAACTAAACTAATGCGACCAGATTGATTCTGTTCATATATTGTACGCAACGATTCCCATCGTTTGCCATATGGAACTGGGCATAATCCATCAACAAAATATGCATAAGGAATTACATCCCAAACAGTAGCATGAACTTTCGATGCTTCTTTGGAAGAAATTGTTCCCTTGTTTGCTTTGTTGAGAATGCCGTTGCCTGTTTGACGATCAAGAATTATCCCATCTTCTTTTACAAGAAGTTCACCATCAAACACACAATCAACCAAACCTGCCATTGCGGCAAATTCTTTTTCTAAATTACCAAGAAGTTGAATCTCTTTACCATTTCGGCTACGAAATTCTACCTTACCATCTTTTACGATCGCATTGAATCGCATTCCATCCATTTTGGTTTGTACCAGTGCGGGGAACTGGACTTTGTTCACCAACTTTACGTCGAACTGGCTGCACAACATCACGGGATACTCTTTGATCAAGCCACTCCATACGCTGTTTGCAGTTGATACTTGGACGCCACATTTTAGATCCTTTGCTATAATACGTTCAATGACTTTAGCGTCATCGTCAGAAAGATTAGTGAGAACATTAGTCAAGTGTTCAATGGCGGCATTGCCAGTGACGATACGTTGCGATAGATCGAACAGTGAATCAATACCTTCTTCCAGCGTCACTGTGTTCTCTGCGGAACCACGAGTATACTTTGGAATCTTACGTTGGTAGAATTGAGTGAAAGGATCGAGAGCCAAGCGCACAACTTCACGCAGGGTTTCGTTATCGCTGTTTGCGGATAGTTGCTCGATTTTGAAATTGCGGGAACTATTGGCAGCAAGGCTCTCGAGGAAAACATTTATATTCATTTCAATTCCTTAAACGTGCGGTAACGTGTATCGAATCTAATTGGCTTAGAAAACTTCGTCACCTTCTTTGTATCAACATTATAAAACGCAACCATCTTTGACTTGTCATCGGTCAAAAGATAGATGTGATTGGGACATTTGACTGCCCAATCTTTGGTAGTCTCTTGAAAGACTCTCATGCTACTTTCCTGAAGTATTGGTAAGGCAAGCCCAGTGTCCAAGCCAAGTAGTCGTCATCACCATTCGTGCCTTCAGCTTCGTGGATCCAAACCATTGCAGCTTGACGATCACGAGCACCACAGGAAATCAACGAGGCAATCTGCGCTTCAAACCGAACACATGCTTCAGTCTCATCGATCTTGCGTTGGGCTTCTTCACGATCAATGGCTTGACCAAGGATCACAAACTCAGATGTAAAATCATCAAGAGTCCAAGTGCTGGTGTCGATACCACGAGGACGAACACCATATGCATCTTTATACATATCCCAGAACTGGCATTGCGCTTGTTCTAAGTCAGACATTTCTTCCCAAGATTTGAATTCGTTCATCACATTCTCCATCATAATATAACTATTATACCGCAGGATCGAATTAAAGTCAACAGCTTACAGACTCTTTGAAGGGTAGCCGACAGCAAAGCCAGAAGTACCAGTCGAACCAGACTTTGTAACTTTCCCACGCATCAATTGTTTAGGTGCTTTGCGGGACTTCACCAATTGGATTTGTCCACCACTGGCGAGGAATTGTTGCAATGCCTCGGAAGTTTCAACACGGAGTTCAGACTTTGCTTTGTAAATAACATTCATGATATATTCCTTATTCAAATTCATAAAATTTCACTGAGGGATCCATCTGTTTGAGTTGGCGAGCAACAGTAGTCAATTCCCGATACTTTGCTTGCACGAGATTGCGTGGAAGTTCACCATCGCAAGTAAGGTTTTCAGGACTGAGGTCAGAATCGATGCGATCAGCAAGACGCTGGCGACCCTTTGCAGTTTGGATTTCGAACTGCTCACCTTTGAAGATAGCGTTCCACTGATTCATTTTAGCGACGTAGGCATTCAACTGTTTCATAATATATTCCTCTTCAAGTTAAACAAAATCGTAGGCAGTTTCTTCACCAACACGGGAGAGCATAACACCACAATTCACAATTTTCAATAAAGCAGTTTCAATTTTTATCGCATCAGCGATAGAACATTCAACAAACAAAGTACCATTCGTAAACGATGCTTTGCGATCTTCTTTCAAAACTTTAGCAACTTCAACCAACACAGTCTTTTCGAATCCCATTTCAGTTCCTTTTCTTTTCATCATAAGACTATTATACATCAGATCTGAATTAAAGTAAACACCAAATGTAAAAACCCTACTCTCGGTAGGGTTATTAAAAAGTAAGTCTTTAGGGTTACTTTTGGTAAGTTGTTGATTTATAAGGGATTTTTCAGAGCCTAGAGAGGGCGTAGAAGCCTCTAGGACGATTAGGGTGGGTAAACCCCTAATCGGGTCTTTAAAAGCCTCTAGGACGTGCTAGAGGGGTTAGATTGCTCCAGCTGAGACTATCTGAATACCTGAGCCAAAGATTCGGCTGTATTCGTTCTGCATTTGAAGGTTGGGTTCACCCTCACATGCGATGGCTGTTCGCATTAATTTGTAGTTACCTTCTACGTATGGCATGTATGGTGCCAACGCCACACCAACTCCACGTTCAGATTGCTGTAATACGATTGCAGCTGGTGACTTGAGTTCAAAGAACTGATCAAACACCTGAAATTGTTCTGCGATTAGCTCAGTGCCATCGAGAAGTTTAAATACTTTAACTTTCATAATCATCCTTTAGTGCTAACATATCAATGAAGTTCACTGCCTCATCATGATGTGTAAATTGTTTAACGAAAAATTGATCAGTCTCATAATAATGCTGAGCGACAATCATTACATAGTTGCGTTTGAATACAGATATCTTCATCACCCAGTTTCCTCTGCGGATGGTGATAAAGGATATAAGATTCGGTGAGACTTTTGCGTTCATCATACAAGTATTTAGGGAGACCGAAGTCCCCCTATTTTGTATGATTAGATCACTTCACCTTACCTCTTTTAAAGAGTTTAAATTCATGAATGCCATCACGAAGACCATACATAAAGTTTTTAAAGACGTTCAGCAGCTTCATCATATGAGTCCTCTCGCAATAGTTGTTTCTTACCACGAGTTTTAACTGGCACTTTCTTTGGCTTCATTTGTTCTGGAACTAGACGTTCTAGAGCAATCTTAAGCATACCATTAAACAACTCAGCATCTTTAACTTCAATATGATCATCAATAGCAAACGCACGAGTAAACGCACGAGTGGCAATACCTTTGAACAAGAAGGTGTCTTCTAGCGCATCAGTAGCTGCATCAACATTACCCTTGACAATTAACTTTCCACCATCAATTTCAATGTCGATCTCAGTATCAGCGAAACCAGCAACAGCGATCTCGATTGTGTATGAGTTCTCACCATTCTTACGAATGTTGTATGGAGGATAGTTAGGGATATTCTTTGTTACATCATCATGAAGTTTTTGTAGATGAGCAAACTGTTCATCAAAACCTACAAAGAATTTATCCAAGTCTTTAGTGCCCCAGAAAGTGGGGATGAAGTTGTTTCCCATGTCAATCTCCTTATTGTTTCGTGAATGCTTTCTTCGCATCAAAGGTGTATGCGGACACACCTAAGGCAGTGAAGAAGTCATTATACGATTTAGCTACATTCTTCGCAAATGAAGACTGTGCAGCAATAAAGGCATTGAGGGGTTTTTTGAGTTCTTCGTTTTTGACGTGCGTCTCAACGAATTTAGTTTTGACACCTTGGAAAGTGTCGATGGCTGTGTTAATGTTATTCAACATTTTTTGCTCCTATTAAGCGAGTGATTAAAAATGATACCCCGAAGGCATATCGTTAAAATCCAGCTTACCTTATACTGGCTCGAACTGTCGTGTCGAGGGTGTAATTACACGGACGCCTGTTACCGTAGCGACTAACGTGCCCTAAGGTGGGTTCTTATTATTTATGCTGCTGGAAGTTCAGCAGATGCAGATGCCTCAGCAGCCATGGCTGCAGCTTGAGGATCACCTTGCTCTTTAATTTTACCAATTAAGGAAACGACTTCCTCGAATGGATGTTTACCCAATACACGAAGAACCATGTTTGCTTCTTCCAAGGTCAATTCAATTTTAATTGTGCTCATTTTATTTTCTTCCCAATATTATATTTCGGAACAAGTTCCCACTGATCTTTTTCTTTGAAAGAGACCACCTTAATTTGAGACAGAGATGCCTTTGGTTCTGCCTTAGCAACTGCTACGATTTTAAGTAGTTCCCAGTCAGCTAAAAGAGAAGTGATTGCATTTCTGCGCTCAATATCACCAGAAGTGATATTCGATTCTTTACCGTCCAAAGCAAATAGTTCTTTGAAATGTACGATAAAGTACCTGCCTTGCTTATGTAAAATATGGCAAGACTGGTATAATTTGTTTTCTTTACGGGATGCGATGCCGATGCGTGTAAGAGTCTCTCGAACCTTTAGAAAATTATCTGGTTCTGGTAACGTCACTTCAAGCATGGACTCTGGCGTCCAGTCGTAGTAAATCATTTCAACAGTCATTATCTTCCACCTTTTTGTAATTTTTCTTCAATAGTTATCAATTGATTTTCCGACAAGACGCTTAAGGCTTCCCTTGCTCTCTCGTTAGAATATCCGTAATACTCTTTAACCAGTTGAAGCGATTTAGTTTCTTTGTCTTTTTTAGACCATTTACTGAAACGCTTTTTCTTTGGTATAGTATTTAGGAAATAGAAAAATTGCCAATCGTTAGGGATGGAAGAATAACGATTCATCTCATTGGCATAGAGAATCGTATCTGGGAAATATGATAGACCACGATTTACCATAAAGGCAGAATACTCTTTGAAAGACTGTGGGTCTTCAAACAGATTCTCTTTAGTGTAGTTGATGGAGTTGAGTACGTCAAATGGATTCATTCGGCAAACCCCACTTCGACCAGATTGTCATGAGTACAAGCAAACTTCTTTCCTGGAAATAGCTTCATGAGGCTATGTTCTAATTCGTTGCGGGTTTTACCTTGTGCCATAAAAGTCTGGTCTTCCATTCTATAAACATAGTAACAATCATTATGTTTATCAATTGTTATTTTGATTTCAGTTTCATCATTTTTAGTATCTTCTTCAATCTCCTCAACAAGAGATTTTAAAACTTCTTTTGCATGTCTCTCACGAGCATTCCAACCAAGATGGAATCCAATACCCAAAACAATTAGCTGACCAAATATGATAGCTAAGAGATCAATCATTATTTGAACTTACAATTTGCCATAATCTCAGTCATAGCTGCCATGTTGTTCAATTCGTGGTCAGCAACGAATGCTGCCTTATATTGATATTCAGCTAGAATAAGAATAAGTTGAGGTACGCTTACTGGTTCCATAATAGTAGATGCAGAGTCATACAACTGACGAAATAAAGATACAGAATCGGTATCAGAGTTTTTACCAACCCACTTACGAACTTCAGTAAAGTCTTTTTCCTTCATGAACTTGATAAGGCTCTTGTAAGATTCTTCACTAACATTGACAAGAATGCCAGTGTCAATCTTACCAGATACAGAATACCTTTGTAGTTCATTAAGAATACGACGGAAGTCTGGAAAGTATTTAGTCAACATTTCAGCTACGACCTGAGGATCGAACTCAATGTTTTCTTGTGTAAGAATTTGCCTAGTGCGTTTGAAGAAACCTTCAAGCATGTTCTTCTTCTCTGCGTTATCAATCTTGAATTCAATCACAGCGCAACGACTGTGAAGTGGTTCAATGATACGATTCTTAAAGTTACATGTAAGAATGAAACGACAGTTGTTACTGAACTCTTCAATGAATGCACGCAACGCTGGTTGAGTAGAGTTGGGATTCAGATAGTCAGCTTCGTCTAGGATAACGACTTTCTTTGCATCAGTCAATGAAACTGATGATGCAAATGATTTGATCTTAGTACGCAATACATCAATACCAGATTCTTCAGATCCGTTAATGAACATATACTCAGCACCGATCTCATTACACAGTGCTTTGGCTACGGTAGTCTTACCAGTGCCAGCTGTGCCACAAAGAAGGAAGTTAGGCAACTCTCCCTTGCTAATATATTCCTTGAATGTTTTCTTCAGTGCCTCAGGCAATACACAATCATCAATCTTCTGTGGACGATACTTCTCAACCCACAAAAACATTTCATCACGAACTTCCATAATATCTCCATAATAAAAAAGAAACAGGGGTAATTATACCCCTGTAATTCAAGCAAGACAAATTAGAATGTCGAGTCAGCTTCAACTGCTACGTAATAAACCAATTCGCTTGTAGATGCTTTGAAGCGAGAGATTTTCTTGCTAGAGATGCTAACGATGTAATCTCCTGGAAGCATCTTAAGATTCTCTACCTTCAGATTAGCTTGGAAGGTTTTATCGGTAGAACCAACATGCGCATTGTAGCTGTTACCTGTGACATTCTTTTTATCACCAACTGCCACAACGATCTTACTACCATCACCGATAATCTGCAAGTCAGTGGCACGCAGAACAGATGCAGTACGATGGATCATGTTTAACATAGTTGATGTCAATGTGAATTCAATCTCAGCTTCTGGGAATGTAATTTTGCGGGATGGAACAGTCAACACTGAAGCATCTGCTGCGAAATACTTAATGCTGCTACCATTCTCTTTAATAGTGACGAACTTCTCAGCGAATTCTAATTCAGGATCATTGAACAATGATAACGCACCCAAGAACTCATTAAGATCGTAGATACCAAAGTCTAGTGGGAACTGCTCACTAACGATAGTATCAGACATCACATTCTTTTGTGCACTGATTGTTGAAATTTCATTACCAGCTTTCAAAAGCATATTGCTGTTAATGCCAGCAAAATTCTTAAAGAGGTTTACGGTGTCTTTACTTAGTTTCATATGTTTCTCCTATAATTAAGTGTATACCTACTATGTATAACAGATTATACATCAGTAGGCACGTTTCGTCAAGTTTATTTGTTCATCATTAGAGCATTGAAGTTGCTAGGAACAACAATGGTTTGCACCTTACCTTGTTTAATACCTTCGGAGATATTCAACATAGCTTGGGCTTGCATGAATGCAATAGAACTAGAACTGTTATTTGCAAGTGCCGCCATACGACGAGACTCTGCTTCAGCAGTCTTAACTTCAACTTCTTTCTGCTTCAATTCGTTCTTACTGCGAACCAAAGCATTGGCTGATTCAACTACAGCATCTGCTGGTACAACATTACGGATCAACACTTGACTGATCATAATCGTACCATCCAACTTTTCTTCAGCAAGGTTGCGAACGATTTCATCCTGAATGAACTTCTCCATTTCGCTACGTTTGTCTGCCATATCAAGTGCTTCATACTTTCGTGCTGCTTTGTAGATAGCGTTACGAGCATTTTGGATAATGTAGTTATACATCACATAAGTATCACCTTTGAACTCAGCGTGGAATGCTTTGTTCTTTGTTGAATACAATTCTGCCACTTGTTGTGGATTAATGTTATAAACAACCACAGCGTCAAAGTCTTTCATTGTGCTATTATCAGCAGCCACAGGAGTCATGTCATTCAATGCTACATTGACATCTTTGATAGGGAATGTAAGAACATCACCAATCAGAGTTTGATTAAATGATCCTGGAAGCAATTCTCCACTTTGAACTTGTTTATCAAAGCCAACACGAACACCAACCTCACCAGTCTCGATACGAGTACAACCAGTAGCCAGCATAGCAGCAGCAACCAGAGCAGAGATTTTCAAAACAGTTTTCACAATCAATCCTTTAAAATAAAACAACAACACTAACAAGAAACGCAATAACAACTAGAGATAATCCCATACTGTATGAGAAAGTCTTGGCAAACTCCCACTTTTCAGATTTGGTCATTTTGTTAAATATTTCAATACCAAAATAGAATGCAGCGAACACTAAAACAAATGTAATCAAAATCTTAATCATTTATTCTCCAAAGAGTATTTCACATCATGCTCATACAAAAACATTAAGCAACACATTGCATGTGCCAAGTGGTTCTTACCAGTTTCGGGATCGTTTTGCTCTCCCTCTTTCCATGCCCAAAGATGCCTTTGCATTGCGTCAAAGTATCTACGTTTTGAGTCAGGAACATGTTTCCAATTATCTGGTTCGTATTTCTCCGCACCAAATGTTAGAATCTCAACAGTTGCTTTTAATGCAAGTGGTGGCAGCAAACTATATTGAAGTTTACCACCATCAAATTTTCTACCACCAGTCGTAGCTTCTTGACTGGCTTTCACTATATCTTTTTTCGTAGCCATCTTTCCTCCAACAAAATCGAGTAAGAGTACTCTCTCGAATACCCTTACGCAATTCACTGATTAACTACGTGTGAATACTTGCGCACCAAATACTTGGTTAGCCAGTTGAACCATCTTGCGTGATGGCTTACCGATACGGTACTTAGTTGTCTCTGTGCCATCGGCTAGAGTTGCTCGGTTACCGTATACACAGTGACCTTGATTGCGCAATTGAAAAATTGCATCGTGGGGATTCTTCAAACCGAAAGATCCAGCGATTTGCTTGGCAGTAACTTCAGCACCAGTGCTTAGGTAATTCAATAGTTTTGCTTGCTTGGACATTAAATAATATCTCCATAATAACACCATCATTAAAAAAGATGGTAGGGGGGATGGCAACCCCTACCACCTGCGAGAACTTAAACTTCGATGCCGTTGTCACGCAGGATCTGATTGAAGTCTTCAACGTCTTCGTCAACGTATGAAGATTCTTCGACAATCCGTGCAAGACGTGAACCAGAAACAACTTCTTCATCAGAAGCGATAGATTTCTTAGTTGTAGCGATCTTCACTGCTTTAACTTTAGCAAGTGCTTTGGCAACTTTGTTAACCTTGGCAGGTTTTACAGATGCTTTAGCATAGTCGCTAAGGTCATGTTCAGTAGGCAAAGGCAATTGGTAAATACCTTTCTCTACTTTGTTGCTTTTAAACAACCAGTTTGGATAACCAATCTTAACACCACCAGCATCACGCTGTGAGGCAAGATCTTGAGTAATGGCAACCACTTCTTTCAAAGTGATACGACCAGTTGCTTTAAGAGCAGGGGAGTGCTCAATCAAAGCAATTACACATTTCTTTTGGGAGGTAGACAAAGCATTAAATTTCAACATAACAAATTTCCTTTTTCAAGTTTCAAGTAACAATTATACCACAAGATGGAATTAAAGTCAACAATTATTTTAGAACGGGATTTCCTGAGAAGGATCTACCGCTACAGCTTCAGGCTTTGCAGGTACTTCTGGCTCAGGATTTGCAACCTTCTCGTACAAGTCGATGAATGCCATCTTAGTTGCAGAATCGAAACGATTGCAGCAAAGTTCAACAGCCTTCTTCTCATTCTTGAAGATTGCATACGCACGAACGATGTGAATCATACGACGAGTCGTAATAGTTTCATCAACGCCACCATCCTCGAAAGTACGACGAATTGCTTCAGCCCACTTCACGAGTGTCTCTGCAAACACTTCGTTGACGCACGAATATGTTTCCATGAGATTCTTGATAATCTTAACTTCAACTTTAGCAGTTGGGTATTCCTGTTCAAAAGTAACAGCGAATCGTTCCAAGAATGCTTCGTTCAAGACGTTCGTACCGATGTAACGACCATCATCTGAACCCTTACCCTTGGTATTCGCAGTGGCAAAGACATTGAAACCTTCTTTGGGAACGATCATTTCGTTCTTGAGTTTGAAGTAATATGGCTTACCTTCAAGAATCGGTTGTAAGCAAAGCAAAGTATTTGCAGAACCTGCATCAATCTCATCAAGCAACAGGGAAGTACCATTACGCATAGCGATAAGCACTGGTCCTTCGACAATCTGTACGTTGCCATTCTCTAGAGTTTTGGAGCCGATGAGTTGTTCTTCATCAGTCATCATGTTGAGGTTAACACGAATCAGTGGCTTCTTGTGCTTGGCACAGATTTGTTCCACCATTGTAGATTTGCCGTTCCCAGTTGGTCCACTGATGTAGGCTGGGTAGAAGATACCCGATTTGATAATGTTCTCTAGGTCGGAGTAGTTACCGAATGGAACAAAGTTGGAGTCTTTCTTGGGGATCAAGGACTCAGTATTCGTATAGTCAACTGTGAAGGATTCCATCACTTCTTCTTTCATAACAACATTAGATTTGGATCCAGGGATTGCATACAACCCACGTCCCACTCGATTTTCCATCAACCACTTAGGCGACGTTTTGGTGTCAAGTGCACGCATCGTCTCTAGTAGTTCGGAATTCTTAACAGTTCCAATTGATTGAACATCAGGGAACAACTCAAACAGTTTTGTTTCAAACTGCGTACGAAAGGTATCATTACTCATCACATTCTCCATAATAAATCATCATAACAACTATTATACTGCAAGACTCAATTAAAGTCAAGCATCTTTTTGCATGTGCTCACGTGCACTTTGCAAACTGCGAATCACTTCCATCTGCTTGTGCTTCGGAAGATCAGCAACCAAACCTGCAATAATGGATTCATAATATCCAGTTGCATAAGAATAGCTACCTTTGGTTTGCATTGAGACTTGGGAAGTATCACGCAGTTCAGCAGCTATATCAGAATAAGTAAGTTTCGACATCATTTTCTCCTAATCAATAGAGTTATTATACATCAGGTGCGAATTAAAGTAAACACCCTAGTATAATAACCCTACAGCTAGAAGGGGATTATTTTCCCTTCTAGATCAACAACTTACGCAACGTATCCGATGAACTTGTTCAACAGAACACGACTAGTACGCTGTCCGCTCATTTGTTTGGTAAACATACGGGCGATCTGGCGAGCACTTTGCTTTTCCTCAACAACAATGTCTTTGTCTTCAAACACCAGCTTGTTCTGGGGAACAATAAACAAGTCATCACGACCAGTGTTTTTGATAGAAGCAAAG